AGATTTCAATTTCAGTGGCGTTTTAAAAAGTTTAACAATAGAAATAGGTGGTAGGGATATCAATCTAGCTGTTGGACCTTTATTTGATGATGTAACCGTCAATGTATTTTATAATGTTATTAATACAATTATTGAACAACAAATTACCTCTATAGAAGAAATAGTTTATTTAAATTTATTTGACTCAACAGAATTAGAATTTGCTACAGAAGTTTTTGAATTTAATGATGTAGCAGTAGAAGATTCAGGGGATATGAATTTTTCTCCTACTGAACAACCTCAAGAAGAAATTACATATGAAACAGTCGAATTAGAAATGCAAGATTTTGAAATAGATATTCCTGAGCCAGAGATAGTTGAAGTTGAGATACAAGCAGAAATTGAAATTGAACTAGAAATGAAAATGGAAGAAAGTATTGAAGTTGATGATGTAGAGGAAACTGTTAATGAGAAACCTACAGAAAAAGATACAACAGAAGTTAACAATGAAACAGATGAAAAACCTGTTGTGGAAGATAACGATAGTTCCGAGCAGAAAGAAGTTAAAGAGTCTCAAGAAGAACCTGAACAAAAATCAGTAAAAGAACCTTCTGCAAAAGAAAAAGCTGCAACAAAGATAGTTAAAAAAATTAATGATAAAGAAAGATATGATGATGCAGCACAAATGAAAACTTTAATTGTAATGCAAATTTTAGGAAACACTAAAACATTTTTTGATACACAATCAACAATAGTAGATACTAATGTTAATGAGTATTTAAATAAAACAATAGAAGACCAATATGGACTTTTATTTCAATTAGCACAAGATGTAAGCATGGAGGATATGATTAATGCCCAGTATTGAGTATTCAGGTTTAAAGGTAAGTGGAGGTAAAGCCTTCGCTATACTTACTCTATTAGGTGCATTAGGTAGTGGTGCTTGGGCAGTTTTTGAATTTTGGAAAGATTATCAAGATATGAAAGGTAAAATATTAGAATACACTGCTCCTGATTTATCACAATATGATGAGGGTATGGCAGTACTAAAATCAGAAGTAGATATGATACTTCAAGAAATAACCATAATATCTGATGTAGCCCGTGATATGCGTTCAGATATGAAGGCAGATTTAAGGCAGCAAAGTTCAGATATCAGACATATAACTGAGATTGTAAATGATGTTGAAGATAGACAAAAAGAAGATGCAAGAGAGCTTCTTAATGAAATGAAATTATTAGAAGAAAGCCTTGACTTAAAGATTAATAAGGCTTTAAATAACCCTTTAAGTAATATGAGTGCTAAAACAAAATGAAACTAGAAATTAAAACAGTATTACCTTATTTAGTGTTATTTGGAACATTAGCCATGACATGGGGTATGTGGTCAGAACGTTTAAATGCAGTAGAAGTTAAAGCAGACAGTGTTGCAAAAATGCAACAAGATCTAGCTGTTATAAAAGTACAAATTCAAGCGATTGATGAAAAGATGGCTTGGATGGAAGAATTTCTTATTAAAAATTACAACGAATATTAATGAATCGTTGGTAATTCAAAATCAAAATCAACAATAACTGTTAAATCTTCAGCTTCCGTTTTCGGATCATTCATGGTATAAAAATATACGAAAGGAAAAATAATGGAAGAATTTAATGTAGTTTATAAGCTACAGAGATATTTAAAACAATCAATTGAGGACTGCAAAGATACTGTTATGTCTGGTGTTGACAGTCTTGAAAAATATCAATATCTTGTGGGAAAAGTTCAAGGACTTGAACAAACGTTACAGGAAATCTCTAACCTGCTAGAAAATAAGGAGCAAAACGATGAATGATGTAAAACACGCATTACAAGAGAAATACAAAGAAGAAAATAAAAAACAAGTCGAAGAAGATAAGAAAAAAGTCAGAGCGGAAAACCTTTCTGAAGAATTATTAGAAAAGCTGCCCAACCCTTCTGGTTGGAGAATACTAGTATTACCTTTTGAACCTAAAGACAAAACCAAAGGCGGTATTATTATAGCTCAAGAATCATTAGACAAATTACGCATAGCCACGAACTGCGGTTATGTTATCAAGGTTGGACCATTGGCCTACAAGGATGAAGAAAAATTCTATACTGGCCCCTGGTGCAAAAAAGGTGATTGGGTTATTTTTGCCCGATACGCCGGATCACGGCTCCCGATTGAAGGTGGAGAAGTGCGATTACTAAACGATGATGAAGTCTTAGGAACAATCAGTAACCCTGAAGATATTCTACATCACATATAAACATAGGAGAAAACTATGCCCGAAGAACTAAGAAAAGAAGAACCGATGGTTGACGTCGGCGAAACAGAAGGAGCAGAAATAGATTTAGATAAAGATAATTCTGTTCAAGAACAAAAAGAAGAATTACAGGTTGAAGAAACAACCGATTCGGGGGAAGAAACAAAAGAAGAAGAAACAAAAGAAGAAGCACCACAGAAAGAAGAACTTGAACAATATAGTGAAGGTGTTAAGAAAAGAATTGCAAAACTAACACGTAAAATGCGTGAAGCGGAACGTCAGAAAGAAGAAGCGATTGCCTATGCACAAACTGTCACAAATCAACAAAAACAACTACAAGATAAATATCAAAATTTAGATACTAATTATGTTTCTGAATTTGAAAATAGAGTTAAATCTAATCTTGAAGCAGCTAAAATAAAGTTGAAAACAGCAATTGATGCACAGGATGTCGATGCTCAAATAGCAGCACAAACAGAGATATCTTCTTTAACAATGGATGCCGCAAGGGTAAATCAAGTTAAATCAGCAAGACCTCAAAAAACACAAGAAGAACCAGTACAACAACCTGTGCCTCAACAACAGGGATATGCTAATCCATCACAGTTGAAACAAGCAGCACAAGAAATGGACCCTAAAGCAGAAGCTTGGGCATCTAAAAATACTTGGTTTGGTACTGATAGTGCAATGACTTATACAGCATTTGACATACATAAGAAGCTAACCGAGGAAGAAGGGTATGATCCTTCTAGTGAAGAGTATTATCAAGAAGTGGATAAACGGATAAGACTTGAATTTCCTCAAAAATTTGGTACAACAGAAAATACTACACAAGAGAAACCTTCTCAAACTGTAGCATCAGCCAAACGTCCGGGTATGGTAGGACGCCGTAAAACTGTGAAACTCACACCATCACAGGTCGCAATAGCTAAACGATTAGGTGTGCCACTTGAAGAATATGCGAAACAATTAGTCGCGAAGGAGGCATAAGCATATGGAAAACGAAACAAAAATAAACAAAACTTCCCGCGCGAGTCAAACTCGAGAGAAAGACTCTCGACCTAAAGTTTGGACTCCACCATCATCTTTAGATGCACCCCCTGCTCCAACAGGATTTAGACACCGTTGGATAAGAGCTGAAAGTATGGGAGTTGATGATACTAAAAATATCATGGGTAAAATGAGATCTGGATGGGACTTGGTGAGAGCCGATGAATATCCAGAAGGAGATTTCCCTTCTGTACAAGACGGCAAACATTCTGGGGTAATCGGAGTTGGTGGCCTACTGCTGGCTAGGATACCGGAAGAGATCGCGCAGTCTCGAGAACAATACTTTAAACAACAAGTAGCTGATCGAGAACAAGCAGTTGAAAACGACCTTATGAAGGAACAGCATAATGCGATGCCGATCAATCAAGATCGACAAAGCCGTGTAACTTTTGGTGGCTCCAAGAAGAACTAATCTTTTAGTTATTCCGAACCATCAACTAAACTAACAAAGGAGTAAATACAAATGGCAAATAATGACAGTGCATTTGGTTTAAAACCTGTTGGTAAGGTTGGACAAAACGCAGATAACCAGGGTATGTCCGAATACCAGATAGCAGACAACGAAGCGTCTTCTATCTTTCAAGGTGACCCGGTTATACCACAAGCCTCTAACACAGGTTTTATTGATGTGGCAGCTGCTGGGGACGCACTACTTGGTGTGTTCTGGGGTGTAAATTATACAGACCCAACAACTGGAAAACCAACATTTAGAAACCACTATACACAAACAAATATCACTTCTGGTGATATTGACGCTTTCGTATATGACGATCCATACGAGAGATTTGAAGTACAGGGAGACGGTGCTTCAGCAAGAACTGATATATTTAAAGTAGCAGATATCGTGTACGCTACTGGTTCAACAATTAATGGAACATCCAATGTTGAATTAGACGTATCTGATTTAGCTGCAACAGATGGCCAATTAAGAGTCATCGGTATATCAACTGATCCCGACAACAGCGATTTAGGTTCAGCTAACGTGAACTATATCGTTTCAATTAACGAGCATACGCTCAAGCAGGAATTATAGGAGTAATTAAATATGGCTATATCACGTAATCAACTCGTTAAAGAGTTAGAGCCAGGTTTGAATGCACTATTCGGCTTGGAATACAATCGTTATGAAAATCAACACGAGGAAATCTTTACTAAAGAAACTTCAGACAGAGCTTTCGAAGAGGAAGTAATGTTAAGTGGCTTTGGTAATGCCAGTGTTAAACCAGAAGGCTCTTCAGTTGTTTTTGACAACGCACAAGAGACTTACACAGCAAGATATCAGCATGAGACTGTTGCACTAGCTTTCGCAATCACTGAGGAAGCTATTGAAGACAACTTGTATGATAGACTGTCAAGCAGATACACAAAAGCTCTAGCACGTTCAATGGCTAACACCAAACAGGTGAAAGCTGCTAACGTTCTTAACAGAGCTTTTAACTCTAGCTTTTCAGGTGGTGATGGTAAGGAGCTTTGTGCTACTGACCACCCAACTATCTCAGGTACTGTCAGCAATGAGTTATCAACTTCCGCTGACCTTTCTGAAACATCTATTGAACAAGCGTTAATTGATATCGCAGCATTCAAAGATGAAAGAGGATTGAAAGTTGCAGCACAAGGAGTAAAAATGATTATTCCTTCTGAGCTTCAGTTCGTTGCGGAAAGAATCATGAAGTCTGCTAACAGAGTTGGAACAGCAGATAATGATATCAATGCTATGAAGAGCATGGGTATGATCCCACAAGGATATGCAGTTAACAACTACTTAACTGATACTGATGCTTTCTTCATTATCACTGACGTTCCTAACGGTATGAAATACTTTGAAAGATCACCAATCAAAACTTCAATGGAAGGTGATTTTGATACCGGTAACGTAAGATACAAAGCAAGAGAGAGATACTCTTTCGGCTTCTCTGACTTCAGAGGTATCTTTGGTTCACCAGGTGCATAATAAGTAATTTTATAAATACTTTTAAAAGGGGCCTTATGGCCCCTTTTTTTATGGGAAAATACATTGACTTTATGGGAAATTAATGTACAAAATAAAAGCGGATAATATTGACAAGGAGATATATTATGGCCGCAGTATCACAGTCTTTAATCGCTGAGAAAATTAAACTCGAATCTCAGTGGAATTCTCAGTATATTAATTCTGGTAAGGAAACTCTTGAGATGAAATCTATTGAAGAGAGAATCAAAAGAATCTTAGCAAAATTAAGGTGGAGACATCAAGACTATGAGAGTCATTTATTTTTTAAATAGACTTGCTCTCTAAATAAAAAGGTTTATATTTAACCTTCTAGGAAAAACAACATCATACAGACTGACCTAGCAGACGCACGTAGAGACTGTATGTATTTTTACTACGGAGGTAAAATATGGGAACAACCACATTTCAAGGTCCAGTTGTATCTAAAAAAGGTTTTTTTA